CTGGAGAAATTTCTCCAGAGGTTAAGCTGCATGTTTGAATTATTCTGCTACGACCATCTGAGGCATTCCGTACTCGGAAGGTACAGGAATTCCCATGATCTTGGAAGCCATGGAAAGACCACCATGGTGAATTCTGATAACATTCAATGCCCAGATATCGGAATTCTGATTTCCGAAGATGCTGGAACCGCCAATCTGATATGTAGGCTGAAGTGTGTAGTATAATGGAGTTCCATCACTACCCTTCTCACCGAAAATCTTACCAACAATCTTGTTGATGTCTACACGGAATACGCATACGAAAGAATTGTTTCCGCTAACGGTAACATTCATACACTCATTCCATCTTACAGAACCATCAGAGTTCTTTGCCTGAGGAATAATGAACTCAGATAAAGCAGACTTACCATCTTCTGTAATGGTCATACGGTTTCTCAGATTACGATCAGACAGAAGAGAGATTCTCTCCAGCTTGCTGACGATCTCATCACTGTTTGTCTTTGCAGCTACGGAAGTTGGCTGGAATGCGAAGATTAAATCCTTATTGGAATATTCTGCATCTGTAAGAATCTTGAAATAGAGTCTAGTCTCTAATACAAGACCCTGTCCGTTTACTGGGGTAGCAGTGATATGGCAACCCTTGTAATCTCCGGTAAATGTTGGTCTCAGAATCTGATTAACCAACTTAGAAAGCAGTTCTGTTGTAGTAACAGAAATGTCTGCAACTGGCTCAAAATCCGCCGGCTGTGTAACTTCAATCTTTAATCCTTGCTTCTTTGTTTCGGTTGTGTCTTTTGTACTCATGAGTACCTCCTTTTTTGTGCATATGCAATTTGAACAAATTGATTAACCTAGGAATTAATCAATAAGAAGTTATAGAACTGGTTAAGTTCTATTCAATTATATAATATGTAACCAAATCAAAAATTACTCTTCGGAATTTACCATACTTTTTGTAATATTTCTGATATGCTGGTAGATTTCTTCCGTATGATCTTCAACCTTCTTAAGTTCAGATTTGAGAAGTTCTTCTTTACACTTTGTATATGCTACAATGTAAAGAATATCATTAGCATCATACACTAAGAAGTATGGCATCTTGATACTGTCAAGTTCAACTTCATAACTGAACTTTGCTACCAAAGATCTATCAATAACCTTGATAGAATACAGAAGAGATAAAACCATTCTCGCATCTTCTTCTAATGTAGTTCTATCTCCAAACTCCATATCAATATAAGAAATACCAAGATTTAATCTTGCGTCATAAAGAACTCCGAATTTCTTCATAAACTCTTTTAAGTTTGGACAGATTCCCTTATCATCGTCTTTATCAACGATATGGACAGTCAAATCAGAAAAGATACTCTGAGTGGTTTCATTATCCAGAATGGTTACAACATCATCAAGATTATCAGTCTTGTACATACAAGCTTTCTTTGAATTGATGATAGACTCGCTGTATAACAAATCAGAGATTAATCCATCTACAGCTTCTAAGTCTTCCTTAGAATATGAGAATCCGCATTTTCCTTGAGCATTCTCATCATAAGGATTATCCAATAACTGTCTTGCTAACAGCTTTGGTTCCAAGAACTCAAAAGTTCCATCACTGTTCGGAGTGAACATCATAATCATGACATCTCGAACAACCTTACCCTTATCATCGGTAAACATGTTTACATTTGTCAATGTAAGGATTGCATCCGGCTGTAAGAAAGTATACTTAGAAAGATCTTCCTTAGATAACTGTCTTGGCTCAGAATCTTCCTTAATATGATAAGTCTTACTGTCTACATCTTTAACCATGAAGATTTCATCATCTGTAATCTCCATAACTCTGATCATTTCGAAATCGTCTTTCTCTTGATCGTAAATATAACCCATTCCACCAACGGTGTTATATGGTTCAATGCTCATAAAATTTCCTCCTATTCATTCAAACAACATACTATTCTCGTACCTATATGTTTTTCAAATGATATAAAGTTAATCCTAAGAGTCGTAAACTCTTAGGATTACTCGTATCTATATTAACGCTTACTACTAATTGTCAACCGCAACTTATCTTTATCCAAATCTACAGTAACCGTATGTTCAGTATCATACTTCTTGTAAACTCGTGTTTCTTGAATATTTTCAGCAAGACTTTTTAATTCCCCTGCGTTATTGCATGAAACATCGATGCTCGAGTCACACCCATTTTCGCTGTAAGATCTTTCTGTGCAAACTATATGAGACTGATCAGCGATAGTGTGTAAAAGGTCGTACGCAGCCATATCTGCGTCAAACGATTGTGTAGCTTCAGATTCAGATAAATTCAAACCACTAATAGTTTTGCTGATGTATTGAATTCTATCCATTATATTCTTCTCCAATTAACTTAGCGACTCTTCCATCAATGTAGCCATCCCTTTAGCCGCTTTATCATTATCGGACATCTTGGCTTCAGCTTCCTTCTCAGCCATCTTCTCCAACCAATATTGATAATATAACAACTGCAGTTCGTATAGTGGCAATTGATCCATTGCCACTATATCTGCTACATTTTTGAAATGTCTAGCCAGTACTATTTTTCGACTGGTGTAGTCGCTAAAGCTACCAATCGCTGCCGTGTAAAAACCAACTGTCTGGGAGAAACCTCCTCTTTCTCGATGGTAGTTCCACACTTGGAACACTTTGTCTCTGGGATGTAATACCGAACAGTAGATTCTGTATTCTTTGTCTCCATAGATCTTACCAGTGCAAGGATAAATGTAAAGTCTGCTTCATCAAACTCTTTAAGAATCTTTGCATAAGTAGCAATCTTAGACTTGAAAGTCTTACCATAATCTCCAGGATACTGCTTCCATGCGATTCTGGAAAGCTGTCCGGATTCCTCATCAATGTAATACAGATAATCGATATATTGCATGATGTAAAGCATAGTGCTGTACTTAGATGCAAAAGTATTATCGAGAGCGGTATACTCGTAAAGAATTGTGAAGATAGAAGGAGCTTTCAATCCGATAGCAAATCTATCATTGATAACACTTACAGAAGATTCATAAGTCTCAGAAGCTTCCTTTGTAAGTTCACTATTCCTAATCTCATTGAACTTCTTCTTTACTTCTTCACTCGGGAAGTCGATAATAGAATCGATATTCAAAGTGTCTGTCAGGAAAGAATGCTGACATCTTGTATTCGGACACTGACGAGGAATATAGTTTGCATTTTTCAGAGATGCTAAATAGATAGCTGCAAAGATAGACTCTACGTCACCGTATGGGATAGTCTTAGCCCAAGATTCAACAGTAGCCGGCTTAAATGGGTTAGCATCATGATCATACAACACTCTAGCCTGTTCTCTGGTAAGAAGAATGTTTGGATTATTTTCGATTCTTGCATCATCAGCCTCAACAAGCATTGCAACATCCGGACCCTTTAAGGAAGATGCCATAAAGTTTCTGTTAGCATACATCATAGGATATACAGCAGTGCGAACTGTTGTATCTGTAGATGTCTTGATAGCTTTAAGAGCGTCTCTTACATTAACCACCTTATTGGAGATAGATAGTGTGGTAAGATCCATCTTACGAGAAGCATTTACAACCTTCTTGATGATCTCGGAACGAAGTTCTTTGAAAGCTTTCTTAGAAATAGCTTCAATCTGCTCATCAGTAAGTTCATCTTCAGATTCTACAGTAGGCTCACCATCAATATCGCTATCGATATCATCATCACTGATATCAAAGTCACTGCTTGTAACAGTAGAAGCTTTTCCGGTAGATGTATCAGAATCTGGAATATCAATCTTTGCAGATACTTTCATTCCCTTAGAAACATCAGCTACGCTTTCTTCCGCATTATTCTCTTCAACATATGCTTCAGCTTCTTTAAGACGCTTCTCCTTATCAGACTTTTCATCTTCTTCAAGAACGTCATCAAGGAAGTCATCATCATCGTCCTCAACGGGAAGTTCTTCTTCTGGTTCTGGAGCAGATACTGGAGTTGATACAACTCTTGGTTTGATAGTTAAATCTTCCAGAGAGAAGTCATCATCTTCATCATCTAAACCTAAAGCATCGGTAGCGTTAACCACTTCTTTAACTCTAGGAGCCGCTTCTTCTACTTTAACATCTGACTCAATATCAGCAAGCTCCAGCTCTCTTTCGATATCATCGTTCTCTTTCTCTTCTTTAGTCTCAACGACTTCTGGAGCATTAGGATCTTTTGTAACACTACCTGGAAGATCTTGAACTTGATACTTCAGTTCGGATACCGGTGCTTCTTCCAATCCCTCACGGATATACTCCCTATTTAGTTTGTCATCTCTGATAGCAGCTTCTGCAAAGTCTACATATTCATCAGTCTTTCTCTTAATAGCTTTCTCTAATGCAGACATAGCATCTTCTTTCATCTTTTCAACTCCACCCTTAGGACCAGCTTCTTCCTTCTTAGGAACCATAGCATCAAGATCCTCTACAGACATAACCTGTAGTTCATCGATGGATTTTCTAGCAGTAGGCTTTCTCCTAATAGGTTGGTTCAGTGGAATTGGTTGTTGCTCTTCCATACTTCCTTGATCCTGCATGTTTGTCAGGTCGATAACAGTAGTAGTTACAGACGGTGCTGCATTGTTTGTTAGATCGATAGAAACATTATCAACGTTCAACTGATCCATTGAAATAGTATCGTTACTCATAGCTCCTCCAAATGTGTTTTATTATTAATCCGAGAATTCAACAGGGGTTGAAGAATTCTCTGTATCATATGAATATGATTGACCATCAATTACGATAATAACCTTTAAGAATTTCCTATCACCAATCTTCAAAATGACAGATGCTGTAGATGCTATCTCCGGTGGGAGATATGCATTCATTTGATTCTCTATATCTTGTCTTATGATATTAATATCCTCAGATGATATGAATCTATACTTATGACCAAGCCCAACTCCCATCTTAGGATAAAGAGGATTTATACCAGGATCCATTAAAAGTAATTTTAACAGTATAGAGCCAACAGCAGTTGCATTTTGTAGAACAATAGGTCTTTTAAATTCATTAGTGGTTAAAAGATGGTCTACAATTCCATAATCTTTTTTCGACTTCTCTATTTCCATATAAAGACTCCTTTAAAGATTTTATATTATAGTATCTGGAGTTAAAATATATACCGTAGTGACGAATCACTACGGTATACGATGAATTAGTCTTTCTTCTTAAGTGTAGACTCTAAATACTCTATAGCATCATTGGTCTCTTTGATCTGTGTTGTAAGCATGTTTTCATAATCACGCTCTATTCCATAGATGTTTGTTCCAACAACTACCGGTATTACTGGGTTTACTTTGAAATTAATTTTAAAGTAATCTGATAAAGCCACCATTCCAGCAGTACCAAGAATCAATGTTGCCAGATTACCGAGTTTCAAGACAAGTTCTCCAATTCCTACTTTTGGATATTTTGCCAATCTGTAGAAAACACTAGTCGGTATAATATATTTGAATGAGAATTCGGTATGGTCCTTAAGAGAATCTCCCTTAAGAGGACCTTTACCCTTTTTATATTGCTTGAAATCGGCTAAACATTTTTCCATTCTTTCTACGCAAGTTTTCAAAGCAGCTATTCTTGCTTTTACTTCTTCATCAGACTCGGAATTATTCTTCGATACTCTGGCTAAAAATGCCTTATACCATTTTTTCTCTTTATCGATATCCGTAGAGTTTGACCAAGATCCTTCCTGAACAGCTTCAGTTTCATCATTTTTTTTTGATTGACACACATTGATACCGTTGGTTACAAGATGCTTAACAAATTCATTGTCAGAGCACTTATCGAATCCGGAAGTGATAACAACGTTAACGTTAGAATCCGTAACGGTAGTTTCATCATCAGAAACTTCTTCGCAGATACGCTGGATAGCTTCTACGGGAGAAAGCTTAGAATACTTACAGAAGTTGGCAAACTCTTCTATGGTAATATAACATTCATTCTTACTGGTCATTACAACCTTAATATCGGAAGCATCCTGCATCTGATCTTTTACAGCATCAGCAACGATATGATCAACATCTCCGATAGTTTGAGTAAACTCTTCTTCACCACTATTAGTGAATACTGTATCGAATACATCTCCACTTTCGTCAGCATCTTCTACCAATGATTTGAATACATTGGTATTGGACAACATATTTTCATTAAAAGCCACTTTATTCATTTATTTATCCTTTCAACAACAGATTTACTTATCCATCTTCTCCAGCTTATCCTCAAGATAATCGATTGCTTCACAAACTGCACTTACCTGGTTTTGTAAGAATCTGCTATAGTAAGTCATAGAAAATCCGATCTTTGCCATAGTAACTTTGATGTGGTGATTAAAAGCATTATCTACAAATCGACCCAACATTTCTAATGGCTTAAGTCCTTTGAGTGAGTGTAAGGTTGCTCCATCATTATATATAGCAATTAGATCTCCTAATGTACGAACAACAGATTGTGCAAATGGAGCTCTCTCATACTTAAGTAAGTTGTAAAGACCTTTAAGTGGAACAAGATCCTTAAGAGTGAACTCCACATAATCCTTAACGGTTCCAGGATTGGCATGACCACCCTTACGCAAATCAAAAGCCTCAATATTCTTTCGCATTTTTTTTTCACAAGCCTTCAGTACAGCAATCTTAGCTTTCACTTCTTCTTTTGTTGTAGATTTATCGTTCTTCGCATCTTTAACAAGATCGTTGTACCACTTCTCTACCTGCTCCGGACCCATAGAATCTGACCAAGAACCTTCCTGAACAAGCTCATCTGAGTCGTCTTCGCATTTGCATACATTGATTCCATTATCAATAACATGCTTAACAAATTCATTACTTGGAGAATCTTCAATACTACCGGTTACCATAACATTAAGATTCTCCGGTTCTGCATCTTCTTCTCCGGCTTCTTCACAAAGACGAATAGCAGCTTCCCTAACAGATAAACCACTAAACTTACAGAAATTTGCAAACTCTTCTACGGCAATATAACATTCATTCTGACCAGTTACATCATCCGGCTTTACAACCATCTTTACTTCTGCAGGATCAGCCATCTGATTTACGATAGTATCTTCAAGATCCTGATCAATGGTCTTTATGATTCGATCAAAGTCGATCTCTTCTCCAGACATTGCAAATACGGAATCAAAAGCATCTTCAGATTCCCGTGCAGCATTCTCTGTTTCTTCCACCTCGCTCTCTATGAGAGATCTAAAAATATTATCTCCGAAAAAATCAGATTCATTTACTTTCTTCATATTCTTCTTACCTTTCTTATTTTCTGTATTAGACTTTATATAGTCTAATAAGTTAACGTATATTCTTTTTGGTTTCTTATCGTTTTAGGTTTTTAACTTGTTCCTGCTGTTGAATTCATGTTCAAGAGCATGTGCAACTTTCACAAGTTGTTTAGAGTTAGATATCATGAAAGACTGAACAGTTTGTGATACAGAAACCGATAGCTTTGCTGCTAGTTTAAGACATTCTATACTAATATTTGCATCTTCTTGAGTAAACTTATCATCAATGGAAGCTGTAATAAAATCTTCTTGCTCTTTCATTTCTTGATCCAATTCTTTTTTGATACTTTCTAACTCGATAAAAGCTTTTCTACCGTCAGCAAACATCAAATCTAACATATCTTCCTTTTTTACCATAGACGATATTTTACTCTTATCGGTACTATAATAGCGTTTTACAATACCATCATAACCCTCAACGGTTTTCCTAATAGTACTAATGTACGCTTTTATTCCCGGGAAATCTTTCGGCATATCGTCGATAACACTGTTTATATATTTAAATAAAACTCTAGCATCTCCCCATTCTGTAACATTATCCTCAACGATTTTAGAAAAAGTTTTATCATCAACCTCATTGATAAACTTCTTATACCGATCATTAAGACGTCTAACCCGAAGACTGCTAATCTTACTTATTATATTTCTGATGGCATCGCCGATCTTTTCGAATATACTAGCAATAGCATTTAGCACATTCCTAACAATCGTCTTGATCTTTTCCAGAATCCCATTCTTTGCAGCATTATTATCTGCTTCATTGAATAGACTGAAATGACCGTCCACGATATTATTACGTTCCATCATCATATATTGAATCTTGACATCGGTAAATGATTCTTCGATGTAAGAATTCAATATATACGAAAACTCTCCAACAGAGTATTTTGATATATCTATCCGTTTAGTAGCCATATTCTCTCCTTACATTTATTAGCTTTATGCTTTATTAGAGTGTTTTCTCTAAACGATAGTCTTTCGACAATAGTTCATCAGTATATTCTTATAAAGATTCACATTATCAATATTTAGAACAGATTGTACAGATGTATTAGATAACTCTTTTGCAGTTATATCCATACTATTAAATCTATCATACTTTCTATTCAAAATATCAATATCGTCAGAAGTATAATCTTCAGGATTCTTGTAATTCTGAAGATCGGCAAGCATAACAATCAATCCAGAATTTTCTAAATCTTGAAGCTTCAAAAGAATATCGTTATCTATCTCTACAGGAACAATATAAGACTTCTGTATTTCTGTATTGTCCACTGGAAGTTCTTCGGAAGAAAACTCCTCATTCATAGCTACAGACAAATCACTTTCATCAAGAATAATATCTTTAGAATAAATATTACCTTTTACAGATCTATAGAATTTCTTATAGTCGTAATCAGAAATTCTGCATTCTGTAGAATCTATAACATTCCTCTTTACATCAAGAGTCATATCAATATCTTTTGGAGATACTTGATATGATACTTTGTTGATTCCTAATTGAATATTACACATACTAAGAGCAGTATATACAAACTGAGAACATATCATACTATACTTATCAAATTGCTGGTTAAGTTTTTTAAGTTGCTTATTGATGACTATTGATAAGATAGCTAAAGTATTGTAAGATGTTTCCATCTTATGTTCTATATAATCATTGAATACTTTCTTCAGTCTGTATATATATTTAAAGGGTATAGCAATAGCATACACTTTGATATTTAGATTCGGATAGTTTTTGATGTTATCTCTAACGAATCCAACACGATTCTTAGTAGTATCTTCTCTATCTTTTGCAAAAGAATAGATATTCTCCAATTTCTTATCTAACCCAATAGCACAATGAGAGAAGTCTGATTTTGTCCACATTCTAATCAATTTAGAAACGACAGAATCATTTGAGAAGAGAACTACATAAACAATTCCATATTTACCATTTACATCTTCTTTAAGAGAAAGAATGTTGTTCTCGTTTGGTAACATATTTGGCAATCCTGATTTCTGTATTACAGACTCTATATAAGAAGAATCTACATCTTCCAAAGGAATATCATATTGTTCATCTTCAGAATCATTTTCGAAATCAGTTTCCTTACTCATGAAATCATTGAAGTTTTTGAAAATGAAATCTGATTTCATTTCATGATATCTCTCCATATTTGTTTTACCAAATTTGTAAAGAGACATATCATCTGAAGCTAGTTGCATTCTATATTCCATAGAAAGGAACTTATGTTTCCAAGCTTCTAGTATATCAAGATTTCGTACATGTTCTGGTAAAATATTATACATGTCTTCCATTAGATAATACCCCCTCTATGTCGAATAGTTGTCTATCCAATAATTCCATTTCCGGAGTTGTTGGTTTTAGATAAGCATTGATTTCTTTTTCTACGTCTTCTATAATCTTTGGATCTATTCCGAACATGGATGTTTCTTTAATAATCTTTGCATTATAAATTTCATACATCTCGTTCACTTTGAAATATCTTTCATCATCCATATTATATTTTAAAACAGCCATAGCGGACATTAATTGACCGAAATCATTATCGGTCAATCTGATATAATTGTAAGAAGTATTCTTATAAACAGCTTCTTCTTTTGCAGTTTGTCTTTCTTGTTTCTGTTTCATAACTTCTGGATTGGTGTTTGGATTCTTTCCTCCATCTTTAACCTCGATAATTATGTTGTATGGAACATAATAAAAATCTGAGATGTAAAGATGCTCTCCTCCCTTGTATTGATACTTGAGAGAAGGTCCTGGAGCTTGTAGATCAACAGATTGTACATTCATGACAGTATCAAGAAACTCTAACAGATTCTTTTCATAAGATCCTACATACGATATTACACCGCCATCTTTGAAAGTATATTTTCCGGATATCTTTCTTCTTGATAGAGCTTTGTTTTGAATATCTTCTTTATAACGTTCATCGTTATTAGGATCTTCTGTTCCGTATTTATCTTTGTTTCTCTTACGAACCATTTCCTTATACTTCTCTTTACAGTATTCTCTACCACAGAGTCTGTCATATCTTCCTTTAGACTCATTCCAAGGAGTTGGTTCTTTGCAGATAATACAAGTACCATGATTCTCTTTCTTATTATTAACAACATTAAATACAATCTGCAATGCGGTCATTCCTTCTGGTATAAGATCGGCATGTTTAGATTGAATATGAGATACTAGTTTTGTTCTTATATTCTTATAATCACAATATGGACATTTATATTTTCTTTGATACTTCTGTTTTTCTTTTTCAGAAGCAAAGATTATTTTTATATTCTTCATCCAATATCCTTTCAATGTAATATATTATATACAAGTTTCAAAACTAATGGAGAACGGTATATATACCGTTCTCCAAAGAATAATGCGTAAATTACAATATAGAACTCCAGTCAACGGACTCCTTAACAGAAACACCTTCTTGATCGTAATTCTTATAAATATACTGAACAACTTTCATAAGTTCCTTAGAGTTATGGATCATTGCAGTAGAGTATCTCTTTGAACATTCTGTTGTAAACTTAAGAAGATCTTTAACCATATTCATATGTTCAATTTTAATTTTTCCAACGTCTTTATCCAGATCGTCAAATTCTTTTTCCGCATATTTAAACATTCTATCGACTTCCCTATAATATATACCAAAGTCTCCGAATGCACAATCTAATACCAAATTTCGATCAATCTTATGTTTATCTAATGTTGGTATTGGTTCTTGTAGAAAAGTAGATACTTTTCTATATGTAAACAAAGCATCGTCCAAATCATCAACAAAATGATTAGCGGCAAATTCTAACTCTTCAGCATATTTGTAAAAAGGATCTAGATCAAAGTATCTAGTCACGTTTTTATCAATGCTTTCTCTGAATACTTTATCATCAAGTTTTTTCATATATAGTATCAGATCCCTTTGTTTAATATGATATATACCATCATCACCCTTGACGCTGTATATATGTCCGGTATTTAATTTCCGATCTTTCTTTTGTTCTTTTTTCTCAGCAGGCTTAGTTTCCGACTTATTTTCTTCTTTCTTTTCCGCCGGTTTCTCGTCGGCTTTCTTCTCCTCTTTCTTTTCTACAGATTTATTTTCTTCCTTCTTTTCAGCAGGTTTATCTGTAGCTTTTGGTTCTTCTTTCTTATCTTCTTTTTTTCCAAAGAATTTCTGTTGTATCTTTGAGAAGAAATCTTTGATCTTTTGTATCATATCTTTAAAGAAGTCTCTAATCTTCTTAAAGATTCCGACGATTACATCCCATACAGTCTTAATGATCTGCTTAATCTTATCCCCGAGTTTCTGCTTACCAGCATCATTCTCTTCTGTGAAGTATCTTACACCAGATTCATTGAGAGATCTCTTATCGGCAAGAAGACACTTTATCTGAAGATCGTTTATAGATTCCTCTATAAACGAATTCAACATATATGTTGCCTCGGAGATTGATATTGTAGATAGATCGATTTTAGTATTATATTTTGATAATGTTTTAATACTCATAACTACTATTCTCCTCTAAATTTTTTATTAAAATCTGCAAGCTTTTTATCAATTTCCTTTTGATTTTTCTTTATTTCTCGGTCATTACCGGTAAAATGATCTACAAATTTAGCATTTTCTGGATCTTTTACATATTCTTTGTAATAATACTTTACAAGAGATGCAACCTCTTTTGAATTGTGAATTATCATCTGGGAATATGCACTAGATATGGTAGACAAATACTTAAGTGCAGTTTTAAGATCCGGAATATTAACATCAAAGTTATCGGTACTCTTTCTGAATGCGGATCTAACTTTAGAAAACATCTTGCTGGCTTCACTGTTCATCTTCTTAAATCCGCCGAACCCATTATCCAAAACATACTGTTTTGTAATCATGTTTTCAATATCATCAGAATCTGTAATAGCACAATAATCCTTGATATCTCCTATATCCTTTTTTGCAAAGGTACTATCTATCTTAGAAGTATTCTTATCAACAAGCTTCTCCAGCTCGGTAAGATTATACATCTTTTTTACCTGATAACGAACAACGTTTGCAAAATCGCTATTTGCAGCGTTTTCAATCTCCTTCTTAAGAAATACTGAAGCCTTTTTGATCATAATATTGGTACCGATTCTAGAAAAGAATTCTCCAATCTTATCAAAAATGCCAGCAATAGTGTTCCAGATATTAGCAGCAATCTGCTTAATCTTTTCTCCAAGCTTCTGTTTTCCAACTTCATTATCCTCAGTAAAGTATCTTACACCAGATTCGTTAAGAGATCTCTTGTCAGCAAGAAGACACTTAATCTGAAGATCATTGAAAGACTCTTCAATGTAAGAATCTATTATATATGAAGCTTCAGTTATAGAATATGCTGATAAAGATATAGGTTTATTATATCTAACAACTCCCATATTAAATCCTTTCTAAAAACACCCTAAAGGAGATTCTCCTTTAGGGTAGATGTTTTTGAATAATAAATTTAGAAAACGAAATCCCAAGATGCAGATTCTCCGGTAGCCTGAGTCTTATCCTTCTTTGCATCTTTTTCCTTCTTCTTAGCGTTAGCAACAAGCTCATTAACGACCGCAACTAACATCTTGGAGTTGTGGATGATCATCTTAGAGTATCCTGCAGAGTATGCATTGAGCAGCTTAAGAGTATCCTTAACAGTTCTGAAGTCAACTTCTTCGTTATTTTCATATCTGCTGACATCATGAGTAGCCTTATCAGTCTTATCCTTGATAGCCTTGAATGCCTTTTCTACTTTCTTAAAAGTAGCCTGAACACTCTTGTACTGATCACGGAATCCGCCAAATGCGGAATCATAAACATCGCCCTTTGTAATACTCTTAACAGCAATATCATCCTTAAGAGTAGCATCTTCCATATCCGAGGAGAACTTCTCATAGACTCCTTTTTCAATATCATTCTTTCCGGAACCAAGAGACATACGCTCAAGTGCTCTTCCATAAGAAAGTAGATCGTAATATACAGAAACCTTCTTCTTTACTGCGGCTGTAAAATCTTCGCTGCTTGCATTCTTGACGATTTCCTTATTCTTAGGATCTGCAGCCTTAACCTTAAAGTTTACAATAAGATTGCCGAAGAAATCCTTAATCTTGGTAAAGATTCCAACAATTCCCTTCCAAACAGCTTCGAAGATTCCCTTAATCTTCTCGCTAAGCTTCTTCTGACCAGCTTCATTCTCTTCTGTGAAATATCTTACACCGGACTCCTGAAGAGATTTGTTATCTACCATAAGACACTTAATCTGAAGATCATTGAAAGACTCTTCAATGTAAGCGTTTACGATATAAGAAGCCTCTACAACAGATACTCCGGAAAAGTCTGTTCCCATATTATGCTTTACAATAGCCATTATTCTTTCTCCTATTTATTTTCGATTTCCTCTTTATCGTTAGAGGATTGCTTTTTGTTCTCAAGAACCTCTTGATCTTGTTCGGATAATACGGTAAATCCTAAACCAAGATCTCCTTGCTCTGTAATCGCACCATACTTATTGTCCATGATTCACCTCGGAAGATTACTTAAAAATCTTGCTCCAGTCAACAGACTCGGAAGTTAACTCAACCGGCTCTTCATCGGTATCATCCTTCATGAATTCCTTGTCGAAAGCATCCTCATCATCCTCAACGGTCTCTTCTTCATCCTCTAATTCTTCAGCATCTTCTGTAACAGTATCATCATCTACTTCAGCATCATCCTTTGAGAATTCTTCCTCTTGCTCATATGCATCGGTTGCAACCGGCTCATCGAACTCAGCATCTTCTCTTAGAGTTGTGATGTCACGTCCCATCCAGTCTCTTAATTTCATTTAATTATCCTCCTATAGTTTGATAATTTGTTTTAAAAAATAATACCATCATCGGACTCATCGTCATCCTGATGTTTCTTATCATCATTCTCATTATCCGATGCGGCTTTTCTTGATTTAGTGTCTTTTAATGCAAAGAAGTTAGATATCTTGCGGAACCGCTCAACCCACTTCATCTGATTATCATACACTTTACTTCTATGTGAATCAGAATTTTCTTTATCTTCACGATATTTCAAATTCTCTGCATTGATGGCTAAGAAATCAGCCTGAACAGAGAACCATTCTGATACACTTGTTCTCATATAAAAGAAGTAGTAAACGATCGAACGTAAACCAAATATAACGTTACTAAACAATCCTCTTCCAGAAGATAGTAACGATATAATCTGTCCCAATACAAATGCTGTAGCTCCTACAGTAAGTATAACAGATTCCTTGGTAGCTTTCACATTGTTCTTGTTACATTCGTTAACAAGTTTGTCAAAAGAACCATTCTTACAAATATCATTAAAACCTTTAATGTATTTATATAAAACATGGTCTTTAGACTTAACATAAGCTGCCTTGTTAAAGGAAGCTTCGAACGTAGTGGACCGCCCATCTTTTACATACGCTATACAAGAAGTGATCAATAATGACACGGAAGATACACAAGAAAGAACAGTTGAGTTATAAATCATAACCGGAAATTCAATATTCATTCCAAATGACTTCTCAAACATTCTCTTCCTACTTTGAATATTATTGATAGCAGTTGACACTTCATCAATAATATAAGTAGGTTGTTTGTATTCAACTACCATCTTCTTAATAGTATCAATACACTCAATAAGATTATCGTAGTTTTCAATCTTGGTAATATCTCCCTTTGACTTTGGGATAGTTCCAAAGTCAATCTCATCGACCTTTTGTTTAATAAACCCATAGAGTTTATTAGCTAGATACTCTAAGTTGTTTACCTTAGAATCTTCAGTACAATACAACAACTTTTTTCGAGTTCTAGAATCTGATAAGTCATACGACCTATCGATTATATCGATATAATCTGCTCCAGAAATCATAATACAAATCCTTTATCCCTTATCTTTTCAACATGAGAGTTATCGCCTTCTTGAGTGCAGTATCAGCAGAACTCTTTTCCAATGCGTTATAGGACATTTCTTCAAATGCCTTGCTTCCATCATCAAACATGATCTTCAAACTCTCAGTACTATCATCAGCAATAATGAATCCGAGCAAGTTATAGGATTTCATGAATCTTGCAGCAACTGCCGGATTACTGATATCGATGTTATACTGCTTATACAAGTAGTCGGCATCGGCTTGTGTAATAACCACAGTAGTTATTGCAGCTGCAATATTTGTCTCTTTCTTCCTAACAGCATTCTTTGCAATCTGAGCACGGTTCTGAAGCATTCTCCAGATATCTCCCTTAGCTCCCTTCTTGCGAATACTGTTAACGTCATCTTCAATAGTTGACATTCCGAAAACCAAATCTCTAAAGAATCGAGTCTCTCCAGTGAATGCTCTCATAAAGTTAAAGAAGAACTTTCCATCACTATTGTCATTGTAGATTCTTCTTACAATCTCATCAGAGTTAACTCCGAAGATCTTACTCTTGATTCCGATGATAAAGTTTGTTGCATTCTTAGCATCCTGATCGTTGTAGAATTTGACATTAAGAATCAGTGGATCTGCACCGTTTACTTTCTTGACATCATTAGACGTCAAGACCACGGCAGGTCTTGTCGCAGGGTCAACACCATTTAAAGGTACGTCACTATCTTCTTTAACTATACCATCTCCGATGATGAATTCGTAAGAAAGCTTATTAGATTCTTTTGCAGCTTCATCCAAAGTTCTTCTGATCTTCTGAACTTCAATCTTAGGAACACTTGCATTATTCGTCTGGTACAAAGTCGGTAAATCTAAAACAGATTCTGTTAGAGTGTTGAAATAATCTCTTACAGCTTCTACGTTGAGAGTAGATTCATTCTGGGCAATGTAATCATCCATTGCCTGGATGATTGATGTTAAACTACTACCACCAATGTCCAAGTTCTGATGGAATCTTCTCAAGTATTCGATACCACTTTTAGAGTTTGCAATATTGTTTGCAACAAGTACCAATTGGATGATGATGCAACCTCTGGATTCTATATATTTAGAAAGTTTTGTTGCTATATCGGAACTCACAGATTTACTAGCAAGTATTGGAAAGACCGCAATTAGCTTAGAAGAAGCTTCTGCTGCAGAGTTGTATGAGTATGAACTGTTACCGTCCGCACCACCAACACTCTTCTTGCCTTGGTCAAAGCTAGTCTTTGCGAATTTTAATAAGTCGATAAAAGAAATGCCAAAAGCTTCGTTAACAATGTTGCTATTCAACCGAACATTCCTCCTTTCATTAAGATTTTATAATTATGTTTTCTCAAAAAATAATTATAGTGATAAAATGTATACTATAATGGCACATGTAGCACCATTATAGTATACAGAATCAAAGTACGACTATTTTTCAATAGCCTTATCACTAGTATTTTCAATCAACAACACTTCATTGTCCGGCAATGCTTTATCATCATACAATACGATATTGATATCTTTACAATTACACTTCTCTCGTACTGTATCACAACTCTTTTTAACACCACCAACAACTAAGTCTGCTGCTAACTGCTTAACCTCTCTAACAATAGTAGTTGCAACCCGATTGAATTCGTCGGATTTCAAAACATCGTCCAAGATTTCTTTCCAGTTTAAATCCTTAATTACACTGCTAAAGTTCTCCATAAAAATACCTCCTTAATTCAAATATAGATGTAGAACACTATGTCCTAACACCAACCTAAAATGTGAGGGAGTATTGTTATAGATTACTATTCAAGTATATTATATCTATCTGATTTCATTATTCACATTAAAAATGGGCTTTGAAAAACATTATTATAATCTACATTATAGGAGTGATAAGATGGCTAATGACCAATTTAAACAATACGTCGGCAGAACAATGACCGATGAAACTGGAAAAGAACGTGGAGAATCAATGTCCGCAACGACAAACTTACAGGATGAATTGTTTAATTCTGTAGGTCTCTATTCCAGTGAGCAGATAAATAAATCTAAGTATGAATCATACTCAAGATTTGGAAGAGTATTAGATCCTCATAATAAGCTAAATGATACAAGAGAATATTTATTCTTCGTAAAACCAGATCTTCATATCTGTTACAATAGTAGTGCTAGCAACTTCTACACATCTAAAGAAAAAAGAAGATTGCAAAGTGCTGTAAATGGACTGGTAATAAATCCGCAATTGCAGGACAATATTTACTTCTCTTGGCTTATTGCTAAACGTCCAGATGTGGTACGACAGCTGCAATACTCATTGGATAAAAAGAATCCATTTACTCAACTATTGAGTTTTACTGTATCTAATAATCTAGATCTTCCGAGTGTAGATTCTACAACGTTGGATACACCGAATACTATCTTTGGTAGTAATATAGAATACTTAAAAGATTCTGAAACTTCTGATGAAAATCCATCATTTTCATTAGAATTTGTAGATAGTAAAAAATTGGAAGTTTATCACTTCTTTAAAGCATATTCGGAATATCATAAAGTAAGAAAGTCTGGACTGGTGACTCCGCCCAGTTCAGATTATTACCGATACAAGAGATTGCATAATACAATGGGAGTTTTCAAATTCTTAGTAGATGAGGATATGGAAACAATTCGTTATTTTGCATACTATTGGGGAGTGTTTCCTACCAATGTTCCAAGAGAAGCTTTCTCGGATCCCAACTTTGAAAATGGTCTTACGTTCACCATAAATTTCAAAGCAGCATTTGTCGAAGACAATGATCCCAGAATACTTTCCCATTTCAACGGATTGATGAATAAAGTTATCGGTCATCATGATTTTACCAATAAAGATTGGATGGGTGTTCTTAAAGAATCTAAAGCAGATTTCTCTCAAGAGATAATGGGTCAAACTGTTATTCCAAATAATCTTTCTACTGGTAGAATTATCAATGGTGAACTTGCTAGAGGAGCATTGGTGGATATGTCAGGAAGAGAATTCAAATTAAGGTGGTATAAATAATGAAGAAAACGATAAATACAGACATCTATAATATTGTCGATCTGGTTAACGATGTTAAGAAGTCTTACATGCCTAATGAGCCGGATAGTGCTCTATCTGTTGGATTGTATGGTTATATCGGAGCTATTGAGGCTAAAAGATTGCAGACTCAGATTATGATGACCAGCGAGTTAGCCAATGAGCCATTTCCATCTAGAGCAAGATTGGATAGAAACGTTATCACTCATGCTATCATGGCAAATATAGAAGATATCAATGCCATTCCTGCAAAGATGAATGCTATGATATCTTTAAAAGAAAAGGATATAGCAAACTTCTTTAATGATAATAATGAGTTTATTATTGATAAAGATATTCCCATATATCTCGGAGAGTATGAGTTCCATCTGGAGTATGATATCATTGTAAAGAAAATCTATCTGGATAATAATTCGGAGAAGGCTGCTACATATACAGCAAGATATGATATCTCAAGACCAAACCCAACTTCAGAAGTTAACAATCCTTTCCTGAGTACACCGTTTGTTGTTAATATTGATAATCAGTCTTATCTGAATATTACGGTCGTTGTATCTCAGGTTATGCATAATAAGGTTTATAAGAAACTGGTTACTCCGAATATCGTAGACAATAAGACTATGACATTCGAGTTTGATAACCAATTGGCATATTTTGAAGTACATGCGAAGGAATTGGATAGTGAATATTGGATAACTCCAATCTTTGAAGGTTCTTCTGTACCTAACGGTGTACAGTATTACTGCTGGTATCAGTATATTGATACAAACCTTATTAGAATTCGTTTCGATAGATCTTCATATATGCCGGGATTGAATGCTGAAATTGAAGTTCTTTATAAGACTACTATGGGAGAAGATGGAAACTTCTCTTACAATAAGCAAGAGTTTATAGATTTCCAATCAAAACGATATGGATATAAAGGATTGGTTGGAATGTTCTCTGCCCTCACCGCTTCTAAGAATGGTAGAAATAGAAAGTCTAAAGATGAATTGAAGACTTTAATTCCTAAGGAGTTATTGTCTAGAGGATCTTATACTACCATAACAGATTTGAACAACTATTTTGGTATGTTTGATTCTAAGTATGGAAGAATGATTATCCAAAAGAAGATCGATAATCAACAAGAGAGAGTATATTACTCATATGCGGTATTAAAGGATCATTCTATGAATGTAATTCCTTCTAATACGATTGATGTAAAAATCGATAAGAAGTTTTTGATTAAGTCTTCTCTTAATGATTCTCAAGCTCCAAGATATATCTTGAAATCTGGTAGTGTTATTAAGATGGATGATAATAACGTTGGCTACATTACTAACGAACCACTCATCGAAAGTGGTACAACGGTTAACACCATTCCAGCAGAGCAGGGTAAGAAAGTAAGTTACAAATTTAAGGTAAAAGTTGTAGATAAGTCTTTTAAGTTATTATCGGTTTCTGCTTCTTTGGGAAATGATTTATCTAGTGGAATAATCTATTTACCAGATAACAATACAGATCTTAGTCATAGATACAATTCAAAGGTTCCTGAACCCATTAAGGATAAACTCCTTGTTGGTCCTGGTAAATTATTATCTTTAAGCTTCTCTTTCAAAGAAACAGAAGAAAGTTCCAGTAAGAGATTTAGATGGAAAGATAAGGACTGGTTTACAGTAGAAAAGATTACTCTGAAAGAGAATGATACTGCTGTAGAAATAAGTGAAGAAGATCTTATATCTGGTAAAGATATCGGTGGAGATAAGCAGTCTGGATTTGAGTTCCAGAGGGTTAAACCAAATGTAAAATGTTCTGTAGAAGTTTTGATCAGAGTTACAGATAAGGTTCAGTTAGAAGACAACTTATTCGAGTTTAATAACAACCTTAGCAATATCAATATTCTGAACAACTTCGATGGAACAAATGTATCCGGATTCTTCAATGTGAACGGATTCATCTTAACACAAGAAAGTCCAGCTACAACAGTGGTGAATAACGGAGATCTTATAGACTTTAAAGCAGAGTATAAGTCTAGAGGTGGTACAGATGCTCCGAATATAATAGTGAAACTATCTAAGGGATTAGAGTTTGCCAGATATCATGAGTCTTTATCTTATGAAGGCGGAGAAACTTATAACGAATTAGAATTGGTTACTAAGAATATTGAAGAGGAGAATGGTTTTGTTTATACAAACCCATTTACGATATCCATCAATAAGCACATCTTGTATTCTGCATTCTACATGATGTGTATTAATGAGAACCCATTCATTCATTTCGAATATATCAACCAAGCATCTTCTGTACAGTTTATTTCTACAAATATTCTATGGTACAGAAACTTCTTAGGGGTAGATAAGAATAAGTATCATCTAGAGATTACTCTTACTCAGTCTACACAGGATGATCTTGGATTAATGCCTCCGATGCCGAATAATGATAATAAGCTTCCAATCGTAAAAGCGGTAGCTGTTTTCTATAGAGACGGAAAACCATACCGTTATAAGATAATGGATATGACTTCTTATGATACTGGAAAATATAGTTATACTTTTGCAGCTTCATTTAATTCTATTGATACTCTTGATAATGATAACAATATCAGAGTAGAGGGAGCAGAAGTTATTGGTCAGAAGGAGGATGCTAATACTGAACATCAGTATGGTTACTTTAATCCTAGCACAGAATTGAAGATCTATGCGTTGTGTGCTAAACCGGATAATGGTGGAAACTATAGCCGTTATGATCTTGATGCTATTTGTCCAGGATTAGATCTCAGTGCCGATGGTCATAGATGGACTTTAACAAATATCTATTCTGTCGTAAATGGTGTTACTATGTACTATAACTATTCCGAGATTATGGGATCTAAAGTTATTGCATATGGTGATACTAAGTTTGATAAGGATGGGTTAACTGTTATCGATGATGATAAAGATGGTGGATATATTGTGAAGAGTGTTCCGGTATTTGGATATGAGTATTGTCAGAATGATATTTATATCAAGAATGCTATTGATACTTTAAACAGCAGAAAGATTTATATTGACCACTCTCTTGAGTTGTTAGAAAATTCTTTCAATATCGATTTGAAGTTCTTCAATACTTATGGTAAGTCCAACATCTACTACGTTATCAAAGACGTTAATAAGAACAACGTCCTTGATGATAATAGAGAGATTCTGGATAAGGTAAATCTTACTCTGAATTTCAGATTGAAATTGCTTGCTGCTAATGATAGCTACACTAAAGATAGTATCATTAAAGATATCAAAGAGTATATTGAAGATCTTGCAGATATTGGAAATCTTCATATTCCAAATCTTATTACCAAGATTACAAATACATACAAAGAAAGAATTGTATATTTCGAGTATCTTGGTGTAAATAGCTTTGGTCCAGAAGTTCAACATATCTATCGGTTGGATGATAGTGAAATTCCTATCGATAACCCGCCAGAGTTCTTAAATGTAAACAACATCAAGAATAGTTTTAACAAGATCATTCCAGATGTCAATATCTACCTATCTGAGAACTAAACAGATTAGTAAAATAAACCTTATAAGGAGAATAATATGCCATTACTTAGTAGAGAATTATCTATAGATTTAAAGAATATCAAGAAAGCATACGAAGATAAGAAGAATGCTGAAGAGTTCATCAAAACAAGAGCGATCAATATCGAGAAAGAGAAGATCGCTGATCTTAAGAATGCAGCTTCTGTTAAGATCATTAAGTACAACGACTTCAAGGAAAATGTTCGTTTCGAAGTTCTTCATAAAGGATTAACAAGACTTTGTGAGAACTCTATCAGAAACATTACTCCGGAACAGTCTGCTGTATGTTCTAACATCATCGAGTCTTACATCCAGGAGAATGGAGTATACAATGTGCTCAGAAAGATGAGACATAGTAGAAACCTTCTGTTGAGAGAGTTAGCTGAAGAGATTAAGGATACTTCTGAAGAATTGATCACAACTTCTTCTCAGGATGAGAATGAAGATTATACTATCAACAAGGATACTGTTGATAAGTTTATCAAAGAGATTGATGATTCCGAAGATGCTAACGATGTTACCAACGTAATCCGGTTAAGAGTTTCCAATGCTGAGGAAGACTTTGTAAATAAGAATGAGCAAGATGAAGAAAACATCAAGACCATTCTTAAGGATACTGCGGATAGAGTGAAGAATGCTAAAGAAGATAATGATAATGATTATTCTTCTGCGGTAGAAGAATCTGAAATGCGTTTTGCTAGCCAGCAGATCTACAAGATTCAGCATGAGAGTAGAAACTCTGCATTTGATAGAATTGCTAGAGCTGTAGCTAAGAGCAGTTTATTATCAGCTCAGGAATCTACTACTGAGAACAACCATTTGAACATGGAGTCTGTAATGAACGTTACTAAGGCTATCTATACCGTTCTGGAAATGTTCTCAGCAACAACCTTAGAGAAGGTTGATGATGAGTATATTAACGATACTATCAAGTCTCTGTAATTATACAAGAAGTG